AGGACGACCGTGCTGAAACTGAGCGCGAATTAGATGCTTTAGACATAGATTACGACAGCCTGGTTATGAAGCCAAGCGAAGAAATCAGCTCGCCAGACTTCAAAGAAGAAGCCGCATCGAGGCTTTTAGAGGTCTATAACGTAATGATTGCTATAGATAATGACCCAGATAATCGCGAAAGATTTAGAAAACTAGGCATTACAACGGTAGACGTAGATGAAATACCGGATACACCTAGCGAGCGACAAGTAGACCTAACCCCTCCTGCATACTTCCGAGCCTCGGCACGTCGCGGACTTCAATGGGTAGATGAAGGTCGAGCAGGTGACGGACTACTACCACGTACAATTCGCGAGGCTAGAGCGATGGCAGAAGGTAACGTAACCGCTGATAAGTGGGTAAGACTTCGCGCTTTTCTCGCTCGGCATATGGTGGACTTTGACGCACCAGCCGCGAACCCGAATAATGAAAATTATCCAAGCCCAGGCGTAGTAGCGATTGCACTTTGGGGAGGCGGAGGAACGCGTAGATCTGCTATGCGTGCTATGACCTATGCCGAAGGCATCGTTGCTAGACTGGAAGAAGAAAATGAAGGCCGCACGAAAGGCGAAACTTTGAATAAGTTAGAAACAAGAGAGTTCGAGTTTGGTTTAGAACTTCGCGAGCAAGGCGACGAAATGAGCCTTACTGGATACGCGGCTCTATTCAATTCACGTTCGGAGAACCTTGGCGGATTTACTGAAGTAATCGCGCCAGGAGCGTTCGCACGCTCTCTAAAGTCGCGAAATGACATAAAACTTCTATGGAACCACGAGAGCAGCGCGGTTCTAGGCAGCACTCGCGCCGGCACTTTGAAGCTCTATGAGGACGAAAAAGGCTTGCGAGTCGAGGCAGTTTTGCCAAATACTACTCACGGACGCGATGCAAAAGAACTAATTAAGCGCAAAGACGTAACAGGTTTTAGTTTTGGATTCACTATTCCAGGTCGCGGAGGCGATGAATGGAACGCCGAAGGAACTGAAAGAACCCTAAAATCAGTCAGACTTCACGAAGTTTCAGTAACACCGTGGCCAGCTTATACTGCAACGAATGGAACTGCACAAGTTCGAGGACTTGACAAAATAGCTAAGCGTGCCGAGGTCGATGCCGATGCTCTGGCAGATTCGCTAATCAAGTTGGAACAGGGCGAGTCGATTACTTCCGCAGATCGCGACCTGCTAATGAAGGTTATCGACAGCGTTAGCCCAGTAATGCCAGCACAAGCCGAAGAAGTTGTGGACAACTCGCTAGAGCTTCTTGCCCTAAAGAAAAAGAAGCTAGAGTTTTTGGCTAAGGTTCTCTAATGGCAAGCTACGACGACATAAAGGCAACGATTCTAAAGGTCGCTGGAAACCCAAGCGCCGGAATTATTGCCGACCTCGCTCACGAATGGGCGCTTGAAATTGAAAAACTAGATTCCGCCTCCCAGCGGTCAGAAAAAGAAACTAGAGTAACCAAGCCAGCCGAAATACGATAACCCCTAATCGTGGCTGCCAAGTCGCGTTTCTTCCCGCCAGCTTGCTCTTGGTCTGGCGGGTTTCTTTTTACCTACACAACGTAGGCTAAACTTTTATTACGGATTGTGAGTTAGCTCTGCCGTTTTAGTCGAGTGTCAGCACCACTAATTCCATCTAACAAAGAAAGAAGTAAAATGTCTGAGTTTATCAAGACCCAGCAGGAACTTCGCGCAAACCTCTACGAGCAGGTAAAGGACGTTATCGAGGCCGCCGAGGCTGAGAAGCGTGGACTTGACCAGGCCGAGCTAGACAAGATCGCACGTATTGAAGCCGATATGAACAAGGCTTCTGAGGCGATTGCAGTTGCTCAGCGTGCCGAGGAGCGTAAGGCAGAAGTTTCCGCAGCAGCAAAGGGATTCATCCCAGCAACCGAAACCCGCGACAGCGCCGAGCTTTTCCGAGCTATGGCACGTGGCGAGGTTCGTTCACACAACTTCGCGCCAGAAAAGCGCACACTCATCCCAGCAACCGCAACCGTGCCAGTCGGTTTTCTAGACCGCGTATATGGTCTTGCAAGACTCGTCGGCCCGATGCTGGACGTATCTGAGGTAATCACCCGCACAAGCGGAGAGTCACTACGTATTCCTACTTACACCGCATACAGCACCGCGACACAATACGCCGCTGGTTCTGCTATCGCTGAGTCGGAGCCAACTTTTGACAGCCTCCTATTGACCCCGAAGAAAATCGGTTTCACAGTTCAGCTTGCAAACGAACTTCTAACCGATGCGGGATTTGACATCGAAGCTGTTATCGCTGAGCAAGCTGGTAACGCCATCGGTTTCAAAATTAACGACCTCGCAACCGTTGGAACCGGCTCGACCCAAACCACGGGTATCGTAACTGCCGCTTCTTCTGGTGTAACTGGTGGCACAACCACCTTCACCGCTGACCAGCTAATCGACCTTCAGTTCTCGCTAAACGGTGCTGCTCGTCGTCTGCCTGGTGTCGGATATATGGCAAACACGACCTCTATGGGCGTAATGCGTAAGCTAAAGAGCGACGACGGCAACTACCTCTACACGGTAAACGTTGGCGCTCCTGACGTATTCGCTGGATTCCCAATCTATGAGAACCCAGCTATGAGTTCACCTGCTACCGGAGTAAAGTCCGTGCTATTTGGTGATTTCAGGTCATACAAGATCGTAACCACAGGTCTAGACGTAGCGACCTCGTCCGATGCATATTTCGCAAACGACGTAACCGCTTACCGTTTCACCTACAGGTTCGACGGTGGATTGACCCACGCGGCTCACGTGAAGTATCTGGTTCACGCTTAGTCGATAAATAAGCCGGAGGCTCGTCGTTGTAGGTTGCGGCGAGCCTCCTTTATTTTCTGGTATGTTTTTTCTATGACCTACAAACTAAAAGGCGCGGTAGCCATCGCCTCTAACTCAATCGGCTCATCTACTGGATACGGCGTTCAGGGGCAATACTTAGCCGAGCGACTTCTAAAGCACGGCATAAAGGTAGCTAACTTATCTAACTATGGCCTAGAAGGTCGTATCGACAAGATACGCACGCCATTCGGCGAGGTAAAACATTATCCGCGTGGACACGTTCTTTATTCTGAGGACGTTATGCCTATCTGGGCAAAAGACTTCTTCGGCGAATACCCAAAACTACCTAACATTCTTTTTACGCTTTACGACGTATGGGTATATAACAACCTTCAATACGACGGCAACATCGTTAGCTACGTGCCACTAGATCACGCAACTCTCCCGCCGCTAGTCGCCAAGTTCCTTCTCCGCACGAACGTAACGCCTATAACTATGAGTCCGCACGGTCAAAGGCAGCTCGAAGCGGCAGGGATTGACTCGACCTACATACCTCATTCGGTCGATACAAAGATTTTCAAGCCAACCGAAACCTATAAGGGTATGAAGATTCGCGAGTATCTGGAAGTGCCAGAAGATGCGTTCCTGGTGTCAATGGTTCAAGCCAATAAGGCCAATGGTCAAATCCACCGCAAAGCCCTGTCGGAACAATTACTTGCGTTCTCAATGCTCCGAAAAGAAAATAAAAACGCCTATCTCTATCTACATATGGAGCCGAACAAGGTATTCGGAGGATTCGATATCGCCAAGCTACTTAGGGCAGTAGGACTAGACCAATCTTGCGTTCTAATAGCCGACTCGGATACACTCCGCGTAGGATACCCTCAGGAGTTCCTAGCTGGCGTTTATACGGCCTCAGATGTTCTCCTAGGGTGTTCCTATGGTGAGGGCTTTGGAGTGCCTGTAATCGAGGCTCAGGCTTGCGGAACACGTGTTATTACGAGTGGGTTTGCAGCTACTCAAGATTTAGCCGGTTCTGAGTCTTGGTTAGTCGGTGGCCAGCCGTTCTGGGATGAAGCCCAGCAATCCTTCTTTTCCATCCCATTCGTCCAGTCGATTTACGAAGCGCTAAAAGAAGCTCAGGATGCACCGCGAGGGGTATCGGAATCTTCTATTGAGTTCGCTAAGCAATTCGACGTAGAAACGGTTTGGAATAACT